CTGGCGTGCCATCGGTCAGTTGCCACGAGACCTTCGTCGTGCCCCCGTCCGTGAGGAGCGGAGTCGTGGCAAAGATGTCGGGCGTGCCGGAGAGGTTGTGCGTGACCTGAGCATCGGGGAAGTCAGCATCGATAGCCGTGATGGCCGACAGCGAGGCACCCCCGAACGTCGAGACCCATACCCGAAGGTAGAGATCGCTACCGTCCGTGGCTCCCGTGATGGCGACCGTAGGCGTCGAGCTTTCCCATGCAGCGAACTGGGTGTGCGTGATGGTGGTCGAGCCGAGCAGCGTGCCCAGCGTGGACTCATCGACATACCCTTGTCGAATCTCGTAGGTGCGGACTTCCGACGTGCTATTGGCGTAGTGCCGCACCTTGAGACTGACGTTGCCATTCGCAGGTGTGTTGATGGTCGTCCACTTGAAGACCATCCGCTTCCCCGGAGCAGAGCCCGTCTCGTTCCAGCCAGCATAGTCCGTCGAGTCGTTGCCCGGGTAGCCCTCATCGATCATCTGGTAGACGTTCGTGGGCTGCCCGTTGTCCGACCGGAACCATGCGTTGGACTCGTTGAGTTTATCGGCAACGAGAGTAGCGGCCTGCGTCATGGAGCCGCCTTACGCTGCGATGCTGAGCGAGAAGCTGGTGACTTCGATGTCCTGACCCGCCACGAAGCTCGTGGAAGCCACGTTCAGATCGCATCCGGAGGTGCCGACCGAGCCCTCGATGACCCGAGTGTCGTCCGACTTCGTGATCGAGAAGTGGGTCGCCGTGCCGGTGTTGTCGGCAGACGTGTCCCCGGTGATCGTGTTGAAGCTGGCGCTGCCACTCCCAGCCGCCGCGAGGGGCGACGAAGAGAGCGTCAGCACGGCGAGCAGCGTGTTGCCTTCCGAGGCGGCGACGTTCGCAGGCTGCGTGCCGTTGTAAATCTTGAGCTTCCCGCCGCTGCCGATCACTGCATTGATCGCATCGAGCAGTGCGTTGCGGAGCGTGGTGCTCAGGTGGATGTTCGAGGCCATGTGTCCTGTCCTTAGAGGGTGAGGAGTCTCTGATCGTAGACGACGCCCACGCGAAGACTGTTGGCTGTGGACATCCAGAGGATTTCGATTGCAGAACCGGGCATGACCGTCCACGGGTAACCACCCGCCAGACGGATGTGCGTCGGCTCATCGAGTGCTGAGAGAGGATCGGGACGCAGCCCCCACTGGCAGTCTATGCCCCAGCGGGTTGGGTCCTCAAACTCTTTCCAACCGTTCCCGTTGGGAGCATCGGGTCCGTGGAACTGTGCGTTCCAGAAGGTGAAGGCTTGGAAGATGCCCCAGATGGTCTCGGTGTTAGCCGGATCGAGGCGTATCTGGTTCCCTGATACTAGCGTTCCCCCAGACCCAAGGCCGAAAGGCTGGTTCGAGCGCCGGGCGTAGTTGAACGGCTTGCGCCCTTCACTTCCGATTCCTCCGTTGTCTCCTCCACCCCAGATGTAAATCTCGTACACGTGGAGCTTGTAGGGAGACGTGCTAGGATTGAGCAACTGCACGAACGGAGGGCCATTCACTGCTCCCGCCACCTTCACTTCTCCATAGATCGGGGAGGTAGGGATGAGAGACGGGAGAATGGTCTGCCACGGTTGGTCCGCAGCTTGGAGATTGATCCTGAAAATCTGAAAGCCGGAAGCAACCGGCTGGTTGTACACGACTCGAAGTTGCAGGTTCTTGAAGTTCGTAACACCCTTCAAACCTGAGCCCAGACTCGTGAATGAACCTGTGTCCCACGGAATCGGCAGGCCAAAGGTCTGCTCCGAGGTGACCGGACTAGACAGTGTAGCGTCGTCGAAGCCACTATCCGAAGCCGTGGACTTGAAGATCAGCTTGCCGGGGGTGCTGTCATTGACGTACCCCTGCCGAAGCTCGAACGTCAGTATCCCGTTACCTCCGGGGCTGGCATCTACGAGGTAGTTCCCCGTGACGTACCACGTCCATCCCATCTGTGTCCGAGGCTTGAGGATGTCCCCCAAGTCAAAGGATACGACATGATCGGTGTTCTGAGCAGCAGCCGCACGGCAGAGAATGTATCCGCCTGCATCGCTCTCAAGGATCGGGTTGTCGTCTACCTTCGTCCAGAGATCACCACCTCCACCGACTCCACTAAGCCCGTTGATCCACCCTTGAGGGAAGGTGAAGTTGGACTGGAAGAGATCGGCTATCGGGTAGATGTTCTGTGCCATCAGGGCGTCCGGATGCGTTCGTCAAACAGCGCGATCATGCGGATCGTGGTGCCTGCCGAATTGCTGTCTGCTGTGAACTCCAATGCCTCGCCGGGCGGGACGATGATCGGATACTGCCCCGGAGCGCGCACGGGGTAGGGCTTGAACCCAGCATTTCCCTCGATGTCCGAAATGAACGGGAAGATGCCCGTGGTCTCGGTGAGGATCGTGATGCCAGTGCCGGTCGTCCAGCCGCCCATCTGTGCGTGTATCGTGGCGAGGTTCTGCTCATCGAGGTGCTGGAGGGCCGCCAAGTAGGGGCTCACCAGCGTCGTCGGTGTAGCAGTGCGCTTCCCGAAACACGGGAGCGAAGTCGCATGAGCAATGAAGCTCATGTACAGTTCCCACACGACGAGATCGACCCCAGAACCTCCGGGGTTAAATAGCTGCACAGCGGCAGGGTGTGAAGCATCCCCTGTCGAGTAGGTGAAGCCGAAGATAGGAGAGACAGGAATGAGTCCACTCCCGCCACTCCCACCGCCGGGGTCTGCGAGATCACCCTCGTTGACTTGGCGATCAGTGCGGTAGAAGTCCCACCGCTTCTCTGGGAACGGCTTGATGAGATCGTCCGAGCGGGGTCTACTCATTAGACCGGCCCCGTGAAGGTGTCGAAGCCATCATCCACAGAGCCACGACCACGGCGACCAACACGGTTCGCATTCTCATGGTAGCGGCGTACCTCTTGTTCGAGTTGGGTTTCCTTGTGAGTTTCGACAGCCCGAGACGCATCCTGCTTCATTCGCTCTGTCCAGTACGAGCACGCCATGCTGAGGGCCTCGATGCGGTCATCATGCCCGAGGCAGCCCTTGATGCGAGCCATGCGTGTCATCTGGTAGATCAGCGAGTACTCCTGCGCTTCGGCCTGCTGTGCGATGTCAGCCTCGATGACTCTACGGTCCACCACGAGCCGGTGTGACCGGAACACGGGGCCGAGCGTATCGAGGATGCGGTTCTCCTTGTTCGTGCTGCTCCACGCCGAGAAGTCCTCGTCACACGTCGGAGGACGGGCGAGGGGATCAGGGCTGTGTGGGTCCAGACGAGCGTCGTTGGCGGCCTTTATCATCACCGGCTTGAGTAGCTGCCGGAACATGCCGCCGCCGTAGTTCAACTCATCGAACCAGTAGTTGACCTTGTAGCGGATTGCCTTCGCTGCCAGAGCCTGTAGCGTAGACTCGCCGAAACCATCCTTGAAACCCCCAAGGTCCACAAGATACAGTAGACCGTGAAGATTCCGGAGAATGGCATAAGCTGTCTCGTCATTTCCTCGACCAGAGGGGTCGATTGCCATGACCGTGCCTGTGTAGCGAGCCATCTCCGGCGAGGAGAAGACTGGGTAGAAGTATCCGTCACCGTCGAAGCCTCCTGAGACGAGATCGTTGGAGGGCTTCGTAGTGCCCCAGACGTGCTGAACGTGTGCCATCGCTTCGTCGCAGTCGTAGACCATCAGGTCTCGCGTGCGCAGCGGGTGCTTGTCGATCTCCGAGGGCGTCACGTCCAACATGAACTGGAGGTTGAAGCCTCCAACGCCGTAGGACAGCTTGCGCTCGTTGATCTCCTGCTCGGGGAATCGATCCGGCTCCACGGGAGTGTGCGGAGCGAGCCCCTTGGCGATCAGCTTCTTGATGTACGGGCCGAGACGCCCGTGATAGAGATCAGGGTTCTCGGGGACTTCCACCGGCCAGATCATGTGGACGTAGCCACGCGCCAGCAGGCGTGTGTAGACTGAGGCTTCGGACTGCGGAGTACCGAGGTACTTCACCTCTCCGTTCGGCTTGAGCACGGCATCGAACTCTTTCACGAGTTCGGCCAAGCGCTCCCTAAGAAGGAAGGTGAAGCTGTTCTTCGGAATCTCGATGTCGTCCGGTACGATCAGATCGGCTCGGGAGCCCGTCAACTGTCCGGTGATACCCACGGACTTCACGGACGGGTCCTTCGAGGGAAGGGCCGGGCCTACGTTCCACTCATCCGCAGCGTCGTAGTTCGGCGGCGGCTTGAGGTGGTGCAGCAACGGCATCCCATCGATGATCTGTTTGCAGAACTTGCTGAAGTTGTCGGCGAGCCCCTGCGTTGCGGACACGACCATGATCTTGATCTGTGGGTCGAGCAGCAAACGCCAGAGCACGTAGGCAACGGTGATCCATGACTTGCCCACTCCTCGAAAGCCCTGAATGATGACCCGCTTGGGTCCTTTCTGGAGCCCTTCGAGGGCGATGTCAAGCTGAACCAGCGTAGGAGGCGGGAGGCCGAGATACTCCCAAACCTGCACCAAAAAGACTCGGAAATCGTCTAGCCCTGCGGCGTGTAGTTCTTCGAGTGAATACATAGATAGTGGAGCGCCCTCTTGAGTACTTCTTGGTTATCCTTGAACGCCCCTAGTCCTCTGTTGCATTCCCCGCATAACAGGGCGCGAACCCGCTCGGTGGCGTGATCGTGATCTACGCACAAGCGTGTCCTCGATTGAGGACGCTGACAAATAGCGCAGCGTCCATTTTGCTTCTGGTACATCTCTTCGTATTCGCCGGGTTTGAGCCCATAGGCCCAACGACGCTGATAATCCGTCAGTTGGGCTCTATGGGTTCTCTTCCAATTCCTGATCCACTCCCGCTGTCGGGCTGGGTCCTTATACACTAGGCCATCCTGAGTTTGGGCCTGCCATCCTCATCGAACTCAACCTTCGAGACGAGAGACTGGAGCGACTTGGGGAGCTTCGTGGCATCGAGGCTCCATCCGTTCTGGAGGAGCACGCGAGCTAGTGTCGCCAAATCCGTTGACGTAGCTAGCCCGTGATCGATGAGAAACTCCATGCGCTGAAGCCACTTCGCCTGAAGGCGCGCAGCCACGGCAAGCTGATCGATTGAATCAGCGAGCACAGGTAGCTTCGGTGCTTCGGGAAGTGTGTCTTCCGGCGCGTCAGGAAGATCGTCATCGAAATCACGGGCTGGCATTATTTCACCGGGAGTATGGGGATGTTGACAGCAACCCGCTGAGTGAAGAACAGCAGCTTGCCGAGGATGAACATAACGATGCTACCGGCAACCGTGAGGGCTCGCCAGTAGGCACGCTGTCTGATTCTGGTTCCTTCGAGGCTCTCGATGCGTCCATCGAACTTCTCCGTGATGACCTTCAAGTCTGCTTGGAGGCTCTCATGGTGTCCGATGAGGAGATCGAGCTTGCCCTCTAAACGCCCGAGATCGAAGTCATTTGTTCGCCTGCGTTCAGGAGCCATTAGCGGGCCGTGCCGAAGAGTGATTCGATTGCACCAGCATCCAGAGTAGATCGATCGATCTGCTGCTGCACACCAGTAGCGCCACGTCCTATTGCTGCACCACGAGCCCTGCGAACAAGGTTCATGGCCTGAGCCAGCTTCGGGTACTCTCTCCGAACCTGTAGAAGCGCCCGCTGTTCGTAACCTTCCTTCATACCAGCTACTCTCAGCCACCGGCTTCCGCCGGGAAAGAGATCGCTGCCAGAAGAACTGTTCGCCCAGCGCTCGCTTGTGACGAGCTTGTTCAGCGCTTCACGGAACGGGGGACGCCCGTCCTTCGGCGCTGCGATCAACTGCATGGCTCTCTCGTAGGGAGAGACACCAGTGCCGTTGTCGAAGGTGCTGCGATCCTTCAGATCGATCAGCCCACCGAACAGCTTGGCAGGAAGTGGCGTGAACCCCTTCTGAAGAGTCAGAAGGACGTTCTCGACATCGCCACTGCGTGAAGGCTGCGACGTGAATATCTGATTCCGGTTCACCAGCCCGGGAGCCTTGAGTTGTGGCTCGCCAAACATGTTGAAGACCGGAGGCAATTCCTTGCTCAGCCCGGGAGTCCGGGCCATCACGCCATCCACGAAGCCCTGCACATCCCGCTGTATGGGATCGGTGTTCAATGCAGCGACACCAGCCGGAACAATGGCAGAGGCAGCCAGTCGTGAGAAGAACCGAGGAATCGCTCCGGGGTCCTGCGTGTTCGACATGGCATCTGCCCACGACAGCAGGTTCGCTGTAGGAGCGTGCGCCGAGAGGTTACTGAAGACAGACGCTGTTACACCGAAAGCGATGTCGCTTGCATCTGTGTTCCCACGGTCCAACTCGTGATACGTCGAGAGACCATCAGCCATGAGGCCCACGACGCTCCGAATGGGATCGAGATTCT